TAACGTTAGTTATGCTTCCAGCTACTGTATTAACGTTAGATATATTCCCAGCTACTGTTGTAACTTCAGTTGCTTTTGGAGTTAAACGATGGAATGCATAAGTATGGAGAGTAGAAGTTGTCTCAACAATTCCACCAAAACCAGCGGCTAATACTGTTGAACCACATCCTGTAATTGTAATTGTATTACCTGAACCTGCACCATTAGCAATAGTTACAGTTCCACCAGATGGAGTATGGGAAGAAGCAAACTCTTTAATGCTAACCAGTGTACCTGTTCCATTATTTACATCAGGATTTGCAGCAGGGAATGATGTTTCATTTGCTATCGGTACGAAACCACCTACGTCATCAACAAGATCAATAATCCTGTCATTGATAGCAGCAGTTGTAGCTATTGTTGTGTCGTTATCTGGGAAGGGTAAAACACCCTTCTTAATAGTGTCACCAGTACTTACATTGAAGTATCTAGCATCAGAAGCAGAAGTAGTAAAGAAGGATGCATCATTTGCAGTCGCAGAGGCTTGTTCACTAGCAGTTACTATAACTGCATCAGCTATTTTATCTGCTGTAACAGCATTATCAGCTATCTTAGCAGTAGTAATATTACTGTCGGCTATCTTAGCTGTTGTAATATTTGCATCTGCAATATCTGCTGTAGCAATTGTCCCGTCAACTAAGTTAGCACTCGCTACAGTTATGTCTGTAGGTAAAGTACCACTATTTAGTTTTGCCATTGTAACAGCGTTATCAGCTATCTTAGCTGTAGTTACTTGAGCATCTGCAATATGTTCTGTATCTATAGAAGCTGCAACATAGTGTTCAGAATTAATCTGATCATCAGCTATCTTAGCTCCAGTAACTGCATCACCTGCAATCATTCCTGTAGCAACTGTTCCTGTATCTCCTGTAGTTACTACTGTACCTGTTACGTTAGGTAGGGTAATAGTTCTATCAGCAGTAGGATCAACTACTGTTAATGTTGTCTCGTGTGCATTATCTGATGCACCTTCAAATTTAACTACAACATCCTCTCCTAAAATAAAGTCTCCTGTTATAGTATCACCAAGATTACTTAAGTATCTTGCTGCAACTTCTTGTGTAGTATATAAGTTTTGGGTGAAGTTATCGTTTAAGTCCTGAGACTTAATCGCTGAACCTGCATAAAAGGTGGCTGCTAGGCTGTCAGTATCTGTCTCTCTGTATATTTTGATTTTGACTCCACTAGCGGGAGCAGTATTAAATTGTACCGTTGTAGCTGTTGGAGTGGTGAAATCTGTAGTAACGGTTCCATCAAGAGATGCTTTAATCTCTGATGTCTTAAGATATGGAAATGTAAATGAGTAAGTAGTGGTGGAATTATTACCCGTGTATGAGTTCTGTGTAACAGCCATAGTAGTCGTTATTTAGCCATTTGTAAAAGTTTTCTAGTTTCTAATTCTTTTTTCTGTAAGTCTGATGCTTTCTGTATATCACCCTGTTTAGTCGCATGATCGACAGCTTGTTGAACTTCAATAGTATTCTTTATATCCCTTCTTTGTTCTAAGAATACGTTCTCAGCTTCTATCTGTGCATCTCTAACTATTTTATCTATTTTCTGGAATATAGGTAAGTTTTGAGTTTTAATCTTAATCTCTTCATTATCTAAATCACCACCTTGTACTCTATGATCACGAAGTAAACCAACTTGTTTATTTAGTTCCTTATCATTCATCAAAGGCAGTAATTTCTTATAAAGCTGCATATCACCTATATAGTTATATATAAATTCTCTTTCAGTTTCAGAGTACTCATATGATCCAGTTGAATCCATCTTTAATCTACCAAGACCATCCCAGCCAGTAGTTAGTAGCCAGTCTCTCCAAGGCTCTTTAGTTCCACTAATCTTGATAGGACTTAATGAATTAAGTATTCTAAGTATTGGATTCTGTATATCATTGAGAGGTTCTCCAGTCCAGAAATCTCTTTGTTCTGGTAAGAAACTAGAAGCTACAGGTATCTTGTTCTGAACAGTTTTAACTATACTGCCATCAATATCTTTTTGTGATGAAGTAATTGCCTTACTTAATACACCTAAAGCACTTGATTGAGGTATAATAGCTCTTGTAGCATTAGCGACGAATGCATTAAATCTTGATAAGTTACCAGACTGAATAGCTATGAGAGGCTCTAAACTAGCTAAAGGTGTTTCATTTAAGAATGTAGCTGAAATAGTCCACATAGTTTTTGCCATGATATCTTCCATAAATGGTTGATCTAAATCTCTAGCATAATATGCCATATCTCCTAATATACTTAATATAGGATCTACACCTACTATACCTTTATAAGATACCCATCTACCACCTATGTTAATCATTTTAGGTTCATACCCTAATTGATCTCTTTCTTTAGCTCTACGTGCTTTATTATAGTGACCATTACCTGTTATGTTACCAGCCATAGCATAGTCCCATAAACCCTTAGTCAATAAACCACTGAAAGCTATTCTACCAGTATACTCAGCTCTTAGATTTCTGAATATCTCTTTTGCATTAGGAGTATTAGCCATGTCTATACCATGCTCTGCTAATGCTCTAGCTATATCATCATCAGTTCTAGCCCATATAGTTTTACTATACTTATTCATTCCGGGTATAATACTGACAGGAGTCCATGACAGGGCATTCCTTACATAGTTACTACCAGTTCTAGGGAACATAAGCATAAACTTACTGATAGGATAAGCTGTAGTACCTTGGTTAATCCAGTTAGCTACTCCATCATCTAAGTTCAAGGCTAGTTCACCTTGTATAGATTTTAATGCTTTATCAGTAATCAAACCGTCAGCATCAAACATAGAGTCATAATGGATCTTTTCAGCTTTATGTATCTTATCCCAATCTGCATAACCAAATTCACTGAATATATCATCATAAGCTCTAGTTCTAGATAAGTAATGAGCTAAGTGTGTCTGAGCAAATACATCAGTAAACACCATTCCTGTCATCCCGTATCTCAAAGCTTTCATCTTAGACATATCTAGCATAGCTTTAGCCATGTCATATTGATATATTCTACCCCAATTACCTTCAGCTTCCCATACTGGTCTCATATCTTCCATTATACCCCAAGCTGCATCCTCTTTAAATACAAAGTCTTTACGATAAGATTTAGTCATAAAGTTAGCATCTTTATTAGCCTTCTTCATCATGGTAAATGCATTATCTAATGCTCTCCTATTTGTCTCAAAGACAGCACCATTATAATACATAGTACGTTTGAAACCTTCAAAGTCATCAGCAAGACCCCAGATCCCATGACCTAAGAAACCAGTAATAGGTTTGAGTATAAGTTGTGAAGTATTACCTACTCCAGCTCTGAATGCAGATATACCAGATAGTACGTTATTATAGATAACACCCCAAGCAGATCTAGTAAATAAGTTTAATGATTTAGGATCTGGACTCTTAAGCATACCTGTAGGTGTTACTTGTTCAGCAGACCATTTCATTAACTTAGCTAGACTATCTACATCTCCGTCAGTATGAGCAAATGCATCAATCAACGGACGCATAGCTAGAGGATTCTCATCAGCTAATCTCTTTAATTCTTCAGTAAACTTCAGATTCTTAGCATGAATAGCATTCTCAGCAGTTTTAAATTCATTAGTTAAAGTTTCTATAACTTCTCCAATATTTCTATCTTGAGGTATAGCATCGAAATAGTTCTTATTTCTTAAACTCCAACCAGATATATACTTATTCAAAGCATACTCATCCATCAAGAATTGCATCTTATCAATAATAAGATCCATTGCTCTAGGATTATCTACAAAACCTTCTAACCCTTGAACAGCTTCAGCGATAGTAGATGCTTCTCTTCCTAAAGTATCCATAACTCTAGCGGAAGATTCAGCTATCTTTCTACCTAAGAATCTATCTGCTAGATCTCTCATAGCAAAAGCTGCAGCTCTAGCTTGTTCTTCGTTGATATATTCAACTTTAAATCTACCTAGAAGTAAGTTTTTAACATCTTTGTTTTCTGCAAATAATGCCTTCATATCCTCTAGAGACATTTCAGGGTTTACAATATCTTTGTAAATAGCCCATGCAGTCTCATTCATCTGCTCATTTGTAAATCTGAATCCATCTACTAAAGCATTGAATCTACCTGTATCTCTAGCCTGTTCAGCTACACCCATGATAGCATCTCTAGAAGTACTACCTACCATTAAACCTTTAGCTCTCATAGCTTCAGTTATAATAGGTGCATTATTACCAGCACCACCACCAAGTTTACCAGCGGCTACATCAGCCATATTACGGGCTACATTGCCCGGAGGTACGGATAGCCTAGCATTACCTGCTTCGTCCAATACAGGCGTTATATCAGGGTCAAAGACGTTAGGATCTGCTCCTTGCTGTATTTTATTAATAGCAGCTATATTGGTTTCATTAGTAGCACTATTATCTAATGCATCTAATGCAGCATCAAGATCATCTACATTATCTAACTCTGA